TAAATCGTCAACTGAAATGTTAACACATTTTTCTAGCACTTCACATTGGAAGTCTAAAATTGATACATCTTCTTTTAGAAAGTCGATAGGATTTGCATCCTTATCGTTATTCTTAATGAATCTATTCACATCGATATACTTATTAAGAATCGCGTTTCTTTCTCTGAATCCCAAAGACGTAACTACGATATCTAACTCTGTTTTATCAGCTTGTGTATATTTTATATTTTTAATCATTCTTAAAAGTATGTAGCCACTTGGTCTACGAAATATGCATCAGAAATTGATGTTGCTCTATAACTATATGATTCTTCTACGATACCGTCTGAACTAATTGTTCTTCCAAGTGATTCATATTGACAATCAACTAGTCTAATATATAACTCAATTCTTCCTGATCCTAATGTTACTCCATTATGAGCATTGAAAATAATACTTGTTGGAGCTGGTGTTCCTGTCGTAACAGCAGATGAACCACCTAAGAATCTATTTGCCTCTGTTGTATTAGCAAATTTCATTGTGAAGTCACCAGTTATTTCTAACATTTTAGGCAATGCACCTTGTGCAATTCTACTACCAATACCTCTAATATCGTTATAATCAATGTTATTAGCTAAACTGATTGAGAAGTCACTCACTAAATTTTGAGCTACTTCAGATGATAATACACCAGTACTCAAATAACATTGTGAGAATGACAACGGAGTAGTTGTGTTTAATACCTTAGTACCAATTGAAGCTGAATTTGTAGCGTTCGCAGCAAGTAATTCACCTGAAATACTAACAACTTCGTTCAATGTAATACTCAAATCTAAAGAGTTCATAGAACAACCACCATATAAAACTCCAATATCTGATACTGAATCATAATTTTCTGAAATACTATATGACTTCAAAAGACTAAGCACTAATTCAGTACTAGAAGTGTCAATAAAAGTATGTTTATAATCACCAGTAGTTTCTGCATCTGTTGATTGTCCAAAGAACATTTCAAAAGGTGCTCCACTTGAAAGTGTACCGTCAATAGATAATGCACCGTCAAAATTTCCAGCAACTAAAGCTGCCGCTTCTCTACTTCCAATTTGATTAACTGGAATAATATTGTTGTTTAGGTCAGGAGATAACTCACCAATAATACCTAAGTCCTTAGTTGTGGACACAGTAGTATTAAATGTAGTTTCTTGTGCTGCTAAAACAAATGCTTGTGAACCTGAATAATTTACCATTTTATTTTAATACCTCTACTACTCTTGCATCAACTAATAATGTTACATGCGTTTCTGGTACTTCGTAAGTTTGACCAGCCTTAAAATCATAATTGATTCCTTTCTTTACACTTGCAACCTTGTAAGGTCCAAGTGCTTTTACTTTAATTAATTTTTCTTCTTTTACCATTTTATACCATGTTTTTACAATAGTTTGTCATATTGATTTTTACAACATATCTAAATATACCTCTAACACCATCACTAAGATCAGTAACCTCTAAATTAGGATTAAGTTGATGAAAGTTTGAGCTAGGGTTATTAAAATTAGTATACAAAATTCTATCTAATTCAGTCCATACTTTTCTAGCATGTGAATCACTAGTTAAATTACCTTGTTTACTATTGGACGGTCTACTTCTAATGTCAATCTTAATTGATTCAACAACTTCAGCTTGACTTGTATTTCCGATACCTACAGGGCTTCTACTAGTTAATTCAGAATATAAATAAACGAAATCTTGACCTGGATTAGGATTTTTATTTTTCGCTTGGACGTAAATCTTATCTATTAATGGTGTTACGCTGTCCGTATTGGCAGCGTTCCAGCCAGAAATTAGTAGTGTTTTAAGGTCATCCAGCGGATTTACCACAGTTACCATTTTATTAATATACATACAGAAGTGGAATACTTCTAATAATAATACTAAAAGTAGAATTTATAAATATATTTAGACTATATGAAATTCTTGATTATTATCTAATATTGATTTGATTCTATCTTTCCATTCTGCTACTCTTGCAGAATCACCTAATCTATTAGAACCACCATCGTCTGTGAAAGAAATAGCTTGATATTCAGGACTAAGTGTAATCATAATTGCGGCCATCATGCATGCTGCTTCTTCAATGCCACCTGATACTGTAGACTCACCATATCTATAAGTCACTCTGATCCCATTAGGGAATATATTTCTGGCTGTTACAAGGTAAACAGTACCATTAGTTTCATCTACCCAATAGTCCTTATTACGACCCTCAGTTTTAGTTGCTACCCAGTCTACCCAAGTGTTTCCATCCCAAACTTCAATCTTGTCAGTATTTGACACGAATGTTTTAACCTTTCTATGTATTAAACTAAATCTAATACCTGTACCATATCTATAAAGAGAACTAGGGTCCATATATTCATCAGATGCAGTTTCTGTTTTCCAAGAATGTCCTGTACGATTATTAATACGTGCTTCTGCCCTTTCAATAAACTTTGTAATTGTTGTATCTGTAGGACTAGAACTTGCGTCAAAATAACCATCTACATGACCTAAAACGTTTGCTACATCGTCTACACTACAATATGTTGCTACCATAGTATAGGTAATAGAATAAGAATTTATAAATATATTTAGAATTTATTTAAAAAAAGTAATTATTACTTTTTATCTTTTACAGCTTTTACTACTTCATAACCATCTTTGATCAGAGCAGCAATATTTGACTTACCATTACCTTCTTCAGTAATATGTAAACCGTTCTTAAAAATGTTAACAGACGTGTTGTCAGCTAATTGTACAACAACTACATCAGCAGTCTGTTTTTTATTAATTAAGTGTACCATTTTAAAAAAGAGATTATAATAAATCTCTAATTTTTCCTTGTGAGTTAAATCTATAACATACAAGTTCTCCAGCAGTATAATACATACCTTCTTTTCCTAACTTATCAGTTTCAAAGAATGAAGCAGATTCGAAATATTGAGTAGGTAATTTAGTTTGTAAAGATAAATAATTAGTGTTTAAGAAGTAAATTCTTGATTTAGTATCTTTAGTAACGTCTTTATCTCTTAATACAGGGATTCCATCAAATTCAGCAACTCTTAAACCAACATCATTACCAGCAGCAGTTTGAACTCCGTTCACTCCTACAGTAACTCTCATTGTTTGGTATCTAGTTTGTGTATTAACTAAAGCGTCTAAGTCTCTTGCAGTATCGAATCCAGTAATAATAACATTAGGTCTTTCACCAGAGTTTTCATCAATTGTATCAATTGCAGTTCTAACCATAGCTTCTGTTAAAGCTCTATCAGTACCAGAGTTGTGGTCTACATATGCATCAAAAGCAGTACCTGCAGATCTATCAAATCCATAAATATCAGCATCACCAGCAGTTAATAAAGCAGACTCTTCAGATTGTGACGAACAAATTCTATCAATTGATTCTAAGTTGTTTCCAGCTAATGTATTAGCATCCGCTAAAATCATCTTATTCATATGAGCTACATGTTCTTTAGACATATATTCTCTTAATTCTGCAAATCCAATAGTATCATCAGAGTTATCATCTAATAAGTCTTGTCTATTTGACATGTCGAATGTGTGTACAACTTCCTTTAAGTTGATTGCTCCTAAAGCCCATGTAGGTTTAGTAGTATCAGGTAAGGCACCGTTTTCACCAACTCCTCCTGTTCCTAAAGTTCCAGATAATGCAGTGATTACTCTGAATCCTGTGTTATTCATAGGGTTCTTTGGAATAGCTGCGATTGTTTTACCAACTAAGTTTAATAGTTCCCATGTCATTTTACCATAGATTCTATTATATACACCAGTAGTACTTGAGATTACTGGAGCGTCTGCTTTCATTACAGTTGATGCTAACTCTGAACTATTAGGTCCATAAGCTGCACTAACTAAATCTTGAATTGTGTTAAATTTTATTGCCATTTTAATTAAATTTCTTTTGTAATTGTGATTCACTCTCTCGTGCAATCATTTTTGATACTTCAGAGAAACTCATGTTTCCTGCTTTTTTCATTTCTTCTACTTTAGCTTCTAATTTAGATTCAAATGATTCTTTCTTAACTTCAGTCTCTTCAGGTACTTCTGTTTTAATAACATAAGCAGCTTGTGATTTCTTTAAAGTTGCGATTGATTTTTCCATTTTAGCTAACTTCTTAGCCATTTCATCTTCCTCTTCGTCAGAATCAACTTCATCTTCCTTTTCAACTTCTTCTTCCTCTGCAGGCTCTTCAGTTTCTTCTTCAGCTTTCTCTGCGTCTACAGCAGGCTCTCCAGACGTATTAGATTCTAATACATCCATTCTAGCTGCTAATGAATTAACAGCTTCCATTACATCACCTAATGAAACTTCAGCAGATTGCTCTTCTGAAACTACAGGCTCTTCTTTTTTCATATCTTCTTTAACCATTTTTTCTTCAGTTTTTGCCATTTCGTTGAAATTAACCATTGTTGCCTCTTGATTACCACATCTCTCTACTAAAGAGAACTCGTAACCAATTAGGTTTCTAAGGATAGTTCCTTTGTCTGTGGCTTCTTTGGAATGTGATTTCCCACCAATTGAAAGGCCTTCGTAACCTCCACTTTTAAGAACGTCCCATACAGTATCATCTTCAGCATAATGCTTATGTAGCTTAGCTGTGATAAGTACTCCAGGTTTACCATTCTTTTCTAATGGTTGCCAATTAAGACCCTTTCCAACTCCACGATTAGTATGATTAAATTGAATTGGTGCTCCTCTATCCATCCAAATATCCATAACTTTATAGACTTCTTCAGCTGGAATGATTTCACCATGTCGATCAGTACACTCTACAGATCCCCAACAGGTGAAAGTTCTCATCTCATCTGATTTGATTCCGTCGAATGTAAACGACTTCTTTAGTATATCTTCTTTAACCATTTTATTTTCTTTTTGACCTCACCTGTTCAATTGCTGGAGACAAGAAAGGTCTTGGTGTTTTACCATTCTCTTTAATGTCTTTCACAATCGCCCATGCGATTCTATTAATATCCTTTTCTTCAGTAGCAATTTGTTTACGTCTTACCCAATCCTTTATAGGCTCTAATGGAGGTTGTGAACCTGGTAATCTACCAAATTCGATCTCATCAGCATACGGGACTTGGTAAACAATTTCCTTATGTAAAAAGTATCGATTTATATTCGCTGTTTTTAATAGTGTACCTTCATCGACGATTTTAAAGTCGACAATGTTACGTTGTGAATTTGCAAAGATGTCATCAGCGATCTCATCCATTTTTTCGTTTACAGCTTCATCAAATGAATCTGGATCGATATGAATTTTGAAAACGCCTTTAGCCATGTAAGTTACCCACTTGTAATTAGTATAGTGTATCTAGGATTTATAAATATAATTATTCTAAGTAGAATATTATATCATCAATAAAATCATTACCCAGGCCTTCCAATTCAACCTTAATTGACTCAGCAAGGTAGTAATAGTCTAAGTTAGAACTATACTGATCAAGACTCACTACGCATCTTGGATAAAACACAGTTCTTAACTTATCATGGTCTAAATTATCATCTACAATTACTTCACCTGAAGCACTTGACAACTTAACTCTAACATGACTCAACTTCTCTTTAGTAATAACTACTACTTTTAGTAGC